CGGAGTGTGAAACCGCTACACCTAATGCTATTGCTAACTAAGGAAAACTGAAGAGGCCGGTTCAAGAAAGGCGAGCGAAGAAGAACGGGCAAGAAACTTCGCAAGGACCGAGGTCAAAAGGGGGCGGATTAAGTGGTGAGGGTGGGGGAGATGGAGGGGGCGTCGAGAAGCAGCTTTCCGCGTATGAGCACGGTTCCGCAGGTTGGGGCTTTGGTGCCGAGGCTCACGCAGTCAGCGTTCTGATGGAAACTGGCATGGAGGCGGGGGGTGTCATAGTACTTGGTCGAGTCTTTGATAATGGGGTTGAGGGACAGGAGTGGGCAAGGAATGGAGATGGACGAGGCGATGCCGAGAGGGCCACCGAAGGAGACGCGTTGGGAGCCGTAGGTGTTCATGATGTTTTCGGCGGTGAGGGATTGGTCGTTGGTGGTCCAGGCGAGGTCGATGGTGATGGGGTACTTGTATGAGATGGCCATGGGTGTGATAAGGGCTTCGAGCTCAACGAGCTTGGCGTACCGGAAGGGTGTGGTGAGATGGATGATGGGGGTGGCGTTGGCTATGTCTTGGCTCGTGATCTTGGATTCTTGGCCGTTGAGGTCGTAGTAGATCCACTGGAATTGGCGGCTCACACCAGCAGATGGGGACTTGGCGGTTGCGATGGGCGGTGACGGCGAAGGAAGCTGAGGAGGAGGAATGACGCGAGAGCCAGCGTCAGGGACAGCGCCAGGTTCTTGAGGAGGAGAGGCAATCGACGGCACATGGGAGCGGGAGAGGCTTTGGATCAGAGGGAGGAGGAAAGAGAAATCCATGGAGGGCGGGGGAATGCGGGCGGCTCCAAAGAGCAAAGGTAAAGGGGCGGCGGGAGAAGACGTGTTAGCTTGGAAGTCTTGAAGGTGGCGGATGATGTGAGTGTCAGCTTGGTCGTTATGCAATTCTGGAAGCAATTCACCCTCATTTGGAGAAGCGATGGGGAGAAAAGATGAGGTGGGGGAGCGTTTGGAAGCGATGAAAACACGACGGGCGGCGACAGGTAGCATGCTCCAAACGGGGGCGGTGATGGATGAAAGGGCAGAGAGGATGGAGTTGATAGTGGAGGAGGGGATTTCTCCGATGTTGAGAGCGACTTTGAGGGCGGGGGGGGCGTGGCGGCAAAAGAAGTCGAAGCAGGCAGATTGAAAGGAAACATGGGAGAGGGGGAGCAGATTCCACATGGATTGCCCGAGGGAGTGGCCGACAGAAAATTCGGTTAGGTAACTGACAAGCTTGTCTGGGATGGTGCTGTCGTCTATGGCCATGGCAAGTTTCGTGAAGAGGGCGAGGGGCGAGCGGCAGGCTCCAGAGGGACCGACGAAGTAGCCACAGAAGAGGGCATACTTGTCTATCTCAATCTTGAAGCGGAGGGAGAGAAGGGGTTGAATGGAGGGCCAGGCTTGGTTGAGGGGGGG